GGAAAGAAGCGGGCGGGTAAGGGTTCTAATGAAGATTATAACCCTCAGGTTGGAATACACCAACTCGGAACAATTTGTCGTGAACTTAAACGATCTTGTCCCCCATTCGCTTGGCCTGTTGTCAAAAATAGGTTCATATATTACAACAAGAATGAACTAGATTCTTACCCGGCTCTTCCCTGGTTTCTACCAGAATGGTTGGGAGGCATTGGATTACCAATGGATCGACCTGATGAGGTCTCACGTCTTGATCGGATTGCAGCTTCAATTATTAAGCAAAATCTTGGACTCAGACGTCCTCTCCGACTTTTAAAGCCGGTTGTGCCAAAAGATGCAGCCATGTGGCTAATGCATAAACGAGTTATGGCCAATCTAAGGAACTTTTCCTTGGACTTGGGTACTCCATCATTCAAGAAGGGATTTTTCCCTCCGACTGAAATGATCTTTGATCTTCAGGATGAATATGCTCGTTTTTATAAAATGGCAACTATCGATCTTCTTTATACTTTACCACTTAAAGATTTATTTGAAATAGTGGAAGAAGATCGTAATCTCGAAAAATCCCTCTGGCATAACGTTAATGTTTTTAGAGAGGCTCGTCTCTGTATTGAGAAGTCCAATTTGGACCCTATGTCTGACGAGGATATGATTTACGAGAACAAGGATTTAGTTCTACCTTGTTGTGCATACTCTTTTGAGGGTATGTCTTTTGGCCATCTTGGGATGGCCGACTTGTCTCTATAGGCAGACAAGTGGCGTGAGTTCCGTTTCTTGACTTTGAAGATCAAAAGAAATATTGAGACCCTGAAAAGGGACTAAAAGGATTTAATTATCAATCTTAATATTTCTTCTTGATATTCTTTAATTATTAGATATTGTCAAGAAAGAGGTTAGCAATAAGACCACATCTCAAGGAGAGGAAAAACTACTAAAGCCAGAGATGATCACTCTTGTAATAAACATGGGAAGGAAAACCCTTATTTACTATGTAGTTACATCTATTAATCTCAAACTTTTCAACCTGATACCTTCTATGTGGTATTAATGTATAACGTGAGTATACA